GAACTCTTTGGTGACTGCCATTTTGACTCCTCTCGTATTTACAACCCCAGTTTAGCATGATTATCGACCAAGGTACAATTAGCCCTAGTTCGTGTCCCCGTGTCCTGTGTGACCCCTGTTCAAAGGGTCAAAATTGCGTTTTCTGAGAATTTCAGCGGTCTGCCTGTTGGTCTTTTGGTGGACGCTCCTACCCATGTCCGATTCAGCAAGCGCCGAAGATTCTTGGCAATCGGTGGTCAATGGCAATGTCTCGGGTGACTCGGTTCAATTTGATTATCAAGGCGGAACCGCCACCTATACAACAACCGTCACCGACGGCTCAACTGTTACCGTTGCAATCAATAACACAATCGCAAACTGTATTGGTAGTTGCGCTCCTATTGCCGATAGTTGGAGCGTTTCAATAAATGGTCAAAGTTCTAGCGGTAATGCAATAGAACAAACCAGTATTAGCACCAACGCTTCGGGTCAAGTAACAATTACTGTTTCGGGAATTGATAATGGATTTTGGGCTGGATGGTACGGACCAGTCTTTACTGTTTCTGTTAGTTCTTTTGCTCCAAGTCCGACTCCGACTCCAACACCTGAACCATCTCCCTCAGAAACAGCAACGCCCCAACCGTCCCCAACACCGACACCAGCAACAGAACCAACACCTTCTTCATCACCAACACCCGAACCTTCCCCTAGTCCTTCCACGGCTCCAACACCTCAAGTGACTCCTCAGCCTGAACCAACTCCTGAGCCGTCTCCAACTTCGACACCTGAACCAACGGCGACTCCTTCACCAACACCGACGGAACCAACTGCCACTCCTTCTCCTGAACCTCAACCAACATCGGAACCAACGGCTTCACCGACTCCAAGCCCTGAACCTTCCGTAACTCCGACTCCTCAACCTGAACCGACCCCGCAACCTTCGCCGTCCACAACTGAACCCACACCTTTGCCATCGCCTACTCCTTCTCCTGAATCTTCTCCAACGCCAACAGTCGAGCCTTCACCGAACGAAGCATCACCTTCACCAACACCCAATCCAACGCCAACCCCAACCCCAACCCCGACAGAAACCACAACACCTGAACCATCGCCTACCCCAATTCCAATTCCGTCACCTGAACCAAGTCCCGAACCAACCCCTGCTCCGAATCCAAGCGGTACCCCTGCGGTAGAGCCGACTCCCGTTCCGTTGCCTCAACCCACTCCCACTCCGTCCCCTGAACCTGAGCCAAGTCCAAGTCCTGTAACGCCAATCGAACCTGCCCCTGAACCACAACCGCTCCCCGTTCCTGAGCCAACTCCTCTGCCCGTTGAACCACCTCAGCCTGAACCCGTTGAACCCCCAACGGAAACTGACCCGATAAATCCCACACCCGAACCACAACCATCAGAGGAACCTACACCTGAACCAGTACAAGAAGAATCCACGCCGCCAGTAGAAGAATCTGAGCCGACAGAACCAATCGACTCTGAAACTCCTGAGAGCGAACCGATTGACGAACCTTCCGACGATTTAACAGAGTCAGAAACAGAACCCCAAGAGTCGCAATTAGAAGAGCAAGATAATCCGTCCAACGAACCATTGGATACCTCCGAAATTGTTGAAGATGTTTTAACAGATGGAGAGATTACACCTGAAGATGCTAAATTAGTAATCGACTCGTTGATGCAAGATGGAGAAATTTCTCAAGAGGAAGTAAACAATCTTTCTGAGACTTTATCCGAAGATGGAAAATTTACTGAGGCAGAAAGAGAACTCGTTGCTGAGGCTCTTATCGAATCCGCAGATGGTCAAGCGGTAACCGTCGAGGCTATTGCTGAGGCTGGAATTACTTTAGAGGATTTGCCTCCATCACAACCTGTTGAGGTTCGCCAAGATGAGAATGGCAATGAGGTTGTGATTACCGCTGAAGTTGCTGTTGCTCTTCAACTTCTCGAATCACCAGCCGAAATGCTTCAAGCAATTTTTGAATCACCCGCTCAACTTATTTTTGCTCTTGGAAACCTCGGTGCTGATATGTCACCCGAAGAAAGAGATGAGGCAACCAAGACAATTATTGCGGCGACAATCGTTGGCAATATCGCAACAACTACAATGGCTTCCGTCGCTATCGGCGGTGTCGGATATAGGAGACAAACTTGAAAGACTTTTTGAATGACATGATTGGGCAACTATGGACATTACTTGGAATGTTCGTTGCTTGGATTGTTCTTGACGGAACCGCAAAGGGCATCGTCGGAAACGCTATTTTAATTACGCTTGGCGTTTGGGCTTTGACTTACCCTCTTCGTCGGGAGAAAGATTAACTTCTTCTGATTTTGCAAACGGACTAAATGCTCCGTTGATTTCATCAAGAGTTAGTTTTCCGTCGTCGAGATATTCACGGGCTAATCGTTCTGCCACAGATGCAACTGCGAGTAATCCAGCCATCGACAAAGCAACCCAAGTTTCAACTCCCATGACAGCACCAGCACCGAGAGTGCCAAGTGCGCCGACAGTAAAGACCGCAACCATGCGACTTAATATGTCTTGGAGTTTTTTCATGTCGCAATTCTAACCTATGCGACTTTTGCTAATTTTTCCTTTAACTCAGCATCAGCCTTTTTTCTATCCTCGAGCCATTGCTTTCTCGATTCAGGGCATCGGGCTTTAACTGATTTATTCTTGCCAGCAACTTTCACGGCTTTGTAGTGGTAGGCACCTTGCAAGGCATCGGCTGAATCTTTGCCCATGAAGTGTCGAACTAAATCCAATAAGCAAGATGCGAACTCGGCTCTGTGTCCGTTGAGGTCAGTTAGATGATGAGCGACCTCGTGAAGAATCACATATTTACCTCTAGCCCATCTCGGTAATTTGATAACTCTTCTTCCATGCTGGAATGTGGCGCAAGCCTTTCTGCGACCCCGACCATCAAGAACGAGAATCGGGCGTTGGGCTTGGATGCCATATTTCTCAATAATGTATTTTCGAGATATAACTTTATCTACGAATTTCTGACATTCCTTGAGTGTCATCAAATCGCCGTATTTGATACCTGACATTTCCTCAGCGGCGTATAACCGCCCTGCTTGGTCTTTGACCTTTGGCATAGGTTTCCTTTCTCTTAAGACCCATTATATCAAATGGGGGTTAGGAAATATCCCTAAACTTGAGTCGGCTCCGCTCAACTTTGACCCGACACGCCACGATTTGACACGGGTTTAAGCGTAATCACGGATTGCGTTACTAACCCCAGTTTGGTATACTGGAACTGTCCGAGAGGAGGACGGAATGGAAAAGTGCGTGAAGTGCGGTGTCTTCATGGAAAAGATGGAAGTCTTTCCAAAAGGCGTCTGCTTGAAATGCTATGCGGTTGAATTCGAAAAGGAATTTCAAAGCGCATTGAAGGTTGCGAGGTTGAAGTAATGGGTAAAAAAATAAAAGACTTCAAGTGGGAGCAAAGAGTCTGCGCTGATTACGACTCAGTAGATAGATACTTGCACGAAGGTATCGTCGTGCCTGAGGTTGCCGATGTTGGCGATTTATTGCTTGCCGCTGAATGGATTGCAACTTATGGAAGCGATAGCGAAGAGGATGCTCAGAAGTGGGCAAATGTAATTGCCTTCTTGGTTACCAGCGCTGAATCTAAACAAAAGCGTTCTGCCTTGGCTAAAGCCAAAAAGAAATATGCCGAGGAAAAAGGAATCAAAGTTTCCCAAGTAAGAATAAATAGGAATAACTAACCCCAGTTATGATATACTCAGATTGTCTTAGAGAGGAGACAAAATGACAACAGCAACAGGTCGTCCATTCAACGAGGACGAATTGATTAACCAAATCGGTCACATGAATGTATTAGCAATTTCAGGTGGTCGTGTCGGCGTGATTCGTGAAAACAACGAAACAGTCGGAATCGAATTACCAGTTTCAAATGGTTATCGTGTTTCAATCAAATTAGGTTGGGACGATACATGGACAATATCTCGCCAGTTTGTCCGCAAGGGCATTGTTTCCGATAAGGGAACTATCGAGGGCGTGTATGCAGACCAAGTAGGCGAGGTTGCTTATCAAGCATCTTGCTTCCGTTCAAACCGTGACTTTGGAAAGGTGGTTGCATAATGGGGTCACTTCAAGCATCAGAGTTTTCTAACTTAGTGGATGAGGGCGCAATACAACTCGACCAAGCGCTGACTTGGCATCTACGAGGTAATCACTACCCGCCAATTCATATCGACTTTTTAGCACCAGCAAAGAAGGCGATTGAACTTGCCAATGAAGGTGACTGGAAAACCGAAATCACATTACCAAATGGTGTTGTAAAAACCGTGAGTGGAATCGTAGAGGGATTGCACTTACATTCATTCGTAACATATTGGGAGGAATAATGTCAGATAACGAATTCAAGTGTATTGGCTGTGGAGAGTTATTTAATCAAGATGATGTAGATACTTTCCATTCAGACTTAACTAATGAAACCTATTGCTATGGATGTTACGAGTCAGATTTAGAACATGCGTCTCAACTGATTCTCATTCATGGAGATAACAACAAAGTTAAGTTTGGCGAGTATTTTGCGGTGGATGATGATTTCGAAACACCCAACTGGTTTAGAGAACTCTTTGATAAATGGGAGGGTCGCAACTATAAGCCGACAGATGCTTGGCGTGGTCACTACGAAACTATTGAGAAGTTCAAAGATGTCAAGAAAATTGCTAGTGGTTGGATAACTGGTATGCCTGATGAGACAACTAGGCGTAAGGCTGTCTTCAATGGATGGGCAGAGGATTTATCCGAGGGTGTAATCCCCACTCCTTATCCAATCTACTTCCTAGTGGAACCAACATCGAATGTCTTTAGTATGGGCATGGATGTATTTTGTAAAGAAGAAGATTACGATAATGTAATTAGTTGGCTTGATGAAATTGGAACTCCACAATCTGTTTTGCAAGAACAACTATCGTAAATTGATTTTACAGTTAATTTAGTATAAACTAGGGTTTATATTATGAGAGGAGAAACAATGGAACACGCAATACTTGTTCATTCGCCTGAGTATGCGAATTGGGTTTTTGACCCGACGCATCCAACTCAAGGGCGACGATTTCTCCATGCTCGTAATCAGTTAATGTTGCGAGCGCAAGAGCGCCGTTTGAATGTGTGGGAGATTGAACCTGAGATGCCACACACCGATGACCTTCATTCTGTTCACGACATGGAATATGTTTACGATGTAACTATCCGAGGTGAATCAACGGAATGGAACGGACAACGCCACGACTTAGGCGAGTTAGCCAAGTTATTCGCTGGCGGTACTTTGACTGCCCTAGATACTTTGATTGATTTCAAAACTAAACTGGCTGTTCACTTTGCTGGTGCTAAGCATCATGCAATGCGTGACATATCCAGCGGTTTTTGTATCTTCAATGATTTTGCTATCGCCGCTACCAAAGCCACCAACGAGTTTGAACAGCGTGTAGCAATCTTTGATTGCGATGCTCACCATGGTGACGGTACTGAGATGTTATTGCGTAGGAACAAAAATGTTATGACCTTCTCAGTTCATGAGTATGGAATTTTTCCAGGCACGGGTTTGCTCAGCGATTGGAAGAATCGTGCTTACAACTTTCCGTTAGCATCAAAGTCAGGTGATGAGGCTCTGCTATCTGCAACCGAGGGATTCCTCAAGGCTTGCGATGAGTTCCAACCTACGATGATTTTTGTTGCGTGTGGCGCAGATGGTCTAGCCAATGACCCGCTCTCATCACTTCAATACACAAAGCAGGGGTATTTCGAATCCATGAGAATGATTCGAGACCAATACTTTGACCATCCGATTTTGCTCGGTGGGGCAGGTGGCTACCAGCCTGACACGGAAACCCCCGACCTATGGGCGACAGTTGCGCTAGGACTCATGGCGGTTCCTACCGAGGTTGTATTACCCTAACCGTTACGCTTGGAGCCTCAACACGATAAAAATTGGGGCTACAATCAATGGCACTTCACAATCATATTTTGCTGAACGGATATGTAAACAATCCACCTCAAAGCGAAGAACAAACTATTGAGTGGATGAAAAAACTTGTTTTAGATATTGACATGAAAATCCTTCAAGGACCCTTCTCGTCTTATGTATCTAAAGAAGGCAATCGTGGACTGACGGCTACGGTGATGATTGAAACCTCACATATTGCCCTTCATGTTTGGGATGAAGAACAACCAGCCTTATTGCAATTTGATTTATACACCTGTTCAACTCTTCCAGTAAAAACAGTAATCAAAAGCCTTGATGATTTTATGGGGCTTAAGAATTATTGGTACATGGTTATGGAAAGACGCAACGGTTTTAATATCTTAGAAACTCATACGGTATGACAACAATCGTTGCCGTTCAATATGATGATAAAGCCGTAATCGGAGCAGACTCACAAACAACTGGAGCCACGGGTCGCAAAGCCTCGCACTCGCAGATGGTCAAGATAACTCAGAGGGGTGATTTCATTATTGCTGGTTCGGGTGAATGTGCGCCTTGCGATATTGCTCAGCATATTTGGGTTCCTCCAGTTCCAACTGCTAAAGACTGGAATAACCTTTATCACTTCATGATTGCCAAAGTTGTCCCATCTCTTAAGGCTTGCTTCAAAGAGAATGAATACAAATGGGATGTAGAAGATGAGGAAACTAAGTTTGCTTTTCTCATGCTGATTGGCGGAGAGATATTCGAAATAGCAGATGACTTCTCAGTTTGCTTAGATGGAAAAGGTTACTACGGAGTAGGGTCAGGGTCAGATTTTGCAATAGGCGCACTCAGCGCTGGAGCCACAATTAAAGAGGCGCTCAAGATTGCTTCAGATAATGACGCCTTTACATCGCCACCGTTTATTTACCATACGCAACAAAAGCGTCAGAAAGTTGCAACTAAACCAAAGAAGTAGTATCCTCTACCCTAGTTGTATATTTATACGACGGAGAGGAAAATATGAACGAACAAGAAGTAAATCAAAAGTTTGATGCTTTGGTACAACCAAAGGTAATCAATCAAGTAGTAAAGCAAAAGAGAGAGCCAGCAAAATTTCCTGAACTGCGATACCTATGGGGTATTACTTTATTGGGTAGTTTTATTTTGATTGTTCTCAGCGCTGTTTTTACTACCATTATTGAAGCCCTGTAATCCGCAAACGCAGATTACTCGGGACTCAAAGTAAGTTGGATTAGGAACGGGAATCACTCGGTAGCAATCAGCCGAGTGGTTCTCGTTTTTCCATATATCGTTCAGGGTCATAAATAGTTATCGCCTTCGCTATTAAATGTGGTTGTAAAGTCTTGGCATGGTGTCCACAAAAATAAAGTTCTCCATTTAGAAACGAGGCTCCGACCTTTGCCTTGGCTCCGCATCTATCGCAACTCTCGAACACTTCAATAGGTGTGCGAACCATTGCGGTCATTTCTTTTTCTTCTCAGGTGGATATTTTTCAATCCGCTCTTTAATTCTTCCGTCTTTGTAAAGTCGAACTATCCAGCCATCTTTAATCTGCATCGGATTAAATGAGTGTTTGGTTTTGCCGTTTCCCCTTGACATTACTTTTTTCTTTCCCACTTGGTACCGTCTTGAACCAAACCATCTCCGTCGCCATCCTTGGCGCTTGGCTTAAAACCTTTATAGATTTTTTCTTGGCGCAAGGCAATAATAGCAATAGCCACGGCAAGTGGAATCATAATAAATAAAATAGTTTTCATCGTCTTTTCCTCAACAATTCTTCAAAGTCTTTTTTCTTGGTGCCACCGTCGTATGCCCAAGCATAACCTTTGTTTACTAATTGTAGATTTAGAGAGTCTGTTTCTCGGTTAATAAATAACCAGCCGAGAATTCTTCCGTACTTCTCTGAACTGTCTACTTTTTCAGTTCGGATGACAATATCGGTTGCGCCATCTAAAGCCTTTTTCAAATAATCTTTAACTTCTTGTCCTAGGATTTTTTCTCTTGCATCTGTTGTCCGAGATTCGGGGGTATCAATACCAGCAAGGCGAACTCGAGAGGTAAAAGAGACATCAAAACCTAAATCAATAATGACATCAATCGTGTCACCATCGACAACTTTTAGAACTTGCTTAACTCGATACTCATACATTATTTCAAGCGCCCTGCATTTGAATCTGTAACAGGACCCCCGACAATCCAAGCCCGACAAGTTCTAGCGCTCGCACATTTGAAATCAAAAGCCTCGCAATATCCCAACTCACCCGCATCTATGACATCCCAAGCGGTCTCACGGTTATCGCCTTGGGCTAATCCGCCATCAATACATTGGAGCATGGCTGTGGTTTGGATAAAGGCGGCGCAGTTCCCGCACCGTTGCTTCTTGGCTTCTTCAGGGCTTACACCCCATTCAGAGGCGATTTCAGACCAGTAATCCTCGTTTGGCTCTTTAGGGTTAAGCGGACCGTATTTAGCGTCTTTAATCGCCTTTGCACGGTTCTCAAGGTTGGCTCTTACATCCTGAGTCGCTGTTGGGCATGAAGCCTTTAATAGTTTGGAGACTGCTGGCGTAAGAGACATGGGCTAAGGGTATCAGGCGAACACCTGTTCGAATTGTGCGTACATTGTGCGTACAAATTTAAGGTCAAATTTAGCCCTATTTGGGGATGATTTCTAACCCCAGTTGTGTTATACTTAGTGTGTCCGAGAGGAGGACAGAATGAAGAAAGTCTACGAGGTCGAGTTCAGAGGTCAGAAACAAAAGTATCAATTTGAGAGCAAGCAACAGGCTGAGGATTTCGCAACTATCCAAGCGGTCTTCGGTGGCAAGCAATACAGAATCCAAGCAATCTTTGTGAATGAAGAGGTGGCTAAGTGATAACAGCAAAAGTTAAAAAAGAAATTGAGCGTAGAAGTCCAAACGACCCATACGGTCAGATTGAAGAATTCAATGTCGAGTTCGAAACTATTGGCGAGATTGAACATTTCTTGGCTTACAACAGGGCTTACATCAGAGAAATCCAGTTTGTCGGCAAAATCAAAAAGGAGGACGAATAATGAAAGATGAAATCTCAATCGCAGGGGTCAAGGCTCACACCATTGCCCGATTACTTGAAGAATACGCTAACTCAGAGGGCGAGGGTAAATTGCCATCCAGTAAGCGTCAGGCTTGGAACATTGCCCAAGATTTGAAAAAGGAGGCAGGTAATTGAGTAACTGGTCAGACAAAATCGTGGTTATAGGCGTCGGGGTCTCAAAAGAAGACACCGACAAAATCAAGGAAATCATTGTCGAAAAGGTGAATAACCAACCCGAGTTATGATATACTGGACTTGTTCTTAGAGAGGAGAACAAAATGGCTCAGAAAGCAATTAAGAAGATTGGCAACTATCGCCTTTACAAAGTTGAGGGCTATGGTCATTACGAAATCTACTTAGGCACAAAAACAAAAGGTGTTCATGTAGAAAACATTGCTCATGTAGAAAATTTTGAATGGGCTGTAAATGAAATCAACGCTCAGTTTGATAGAGAGTTGAGAGAAGAATTCGGGATTGGGGTGGGTGCGTAATGGGATGGAGCGAATACCAAGTTGGTAGCAATATCTCTACAAGGAAGTTTGTTAAATATGAAGTAGGTCGTTCCTACGGAGATTCTTACGAGATTGTAAAAATCGAGCAAGGCATGGCTGAAAAAATTGGCAGAGGTCAATTCAAAACTGCATTTTATATTGCAGTTAAAAGTATCGTGACTGGCGAAACTTATGCTTGCGTTTATTTAGTCCAGCGTAAGAACGGTCAAGTCTTAATCAAGAAGATGGAAGAAACTGAGGGACCTTGTTACTACGAGGCTTCAGTCGCCTTCATAAATTTACTAAGCAAGCCAAAAACTTTGGAAAGTGCTTGGTGGAGAAATAGATGTTTTGAAATCCAAAACACTCAGCGTCCTGAACTTGCTGAGAAATTAACTAGGCTGTAAGAGAGGAAAAAATGGGTACAAGGTCAAATATAGGAATCGTAAATCAGGATGGCTCAGTAGAAACTATCTACTGCCATTGGGACGGTTATCCTGAGCATGTTGGTGTAGTGCTTGCAAAGTGGTATCGAGAAGAGCAGGTTAGAACCTTGCTAGAACTTGGTGACCGTTCTTCATTGCACCCTGAGCCAACTGTCAAAGATAGTTATGGTGAGCGTGGAGAAGTTTGTCCATCTCGCAAAAACGCTTCAATCTATGAATATGCTAAGTCAGACAAGGCTGGTGCAGAATTTGTCTACTTGTTCAAGGATGGCGAATGGCATGTTTATGAAACTATCAATCCACCATATCGCCAAACTGAAACAGGCGAATGGGAAAAGGATGGCGAATACGCAATATCGCCAAAGGGCATCATCGATGAGATTGATGTCAGGTTCAAGAAAGAAACGGTTGATGCGTAACTGGTTTATTTACTTCAAGCGTGGGAAGATTCGACTCTCAAGAGTTAGGACTTCTCATGCTTGATTGGTTAGCAATCGCTATCAGTTTAATTGCCCTAGGTTTTTCTATTAAGGCTTATCTCGATTCTAGGTGGATTGAGATTGACTGGCACTTTGACGAAGAGAAACCTTAAGTAACTCTGCAACTGTAATCGTGTAGCCCTTGGTTGAATACTCAGGGCGGTTCATCTCTCGCTTTAATCCATGCTTGGCAATAGCCATCCGAACTCTCTCGGTTGGAACTATGACTACGGAATCCTCAAGAATGAAAGACCAATGAGTCGCCTTGGTTGTGCTTATGCCCGATGCGTACCAGCATCCAAGAACATCTGACCAGCACTCGGTTTCAATATAGAGATTGCCTGTTTCTTTCCAGCGTCTATCTCTTTTAACTTCAACTGTTTCGATAGGTGAGGTCAGGAAGTTATTAACTAGAACTTCGCCCTCTTGCCCAAACCTTAAATCTAAATCCCAATCAGAAAGACTCATAGGGTTCCCCATTGATTTGATTGACCGATTGAGATAGGTGCGATGCTTTGAATAACTGAACGATTTTCATAGAGTGCTAAGAGTATTGCTTCAGCACGGTCAGGCGAAGCGACACCCCGTTTCTTCATATCAACTTTTGATTCAATAACAACTCGACCTGAGGCGTCCGATGTATAGGTTGGTCCTGCCAACTGCGATAACACGAACCTATCTACATTCAATCTAATATCCTGTTTACCATCTTTAGGCTGAATCATTTGACGGGCGTTCCACCACATCTCGGCTCTTTGATTCTTAAACTTTGCTTGGTCTTTAGGCTTCTCGGCTACATTGACTCCGATGATGTCAGCGGGTAGCGAGCGCTCTTTGACCCATCTATCGAGAAGAGAGACAACTCCCCAACCTAAACCGATGGTATCGATTTTAACTCTGACCCTATCCCTAACTTCTCTATCTTGATGAATCTTGATGCAAGCCTCAACCTCTCGCATAACAACTCCAGCCACATCAACTGCGTTGGCATTTTGTTTACCTGATGAACGGTGAACGATGCTAACTGCTCCGCCATCTAATCGAGCAATAACAAATTCATCTCCGCCGTCTGATGCAATATCAACTCCAAGTTTTATTATCTTAGATTCAATCGGCTCTTCGTTCTCTGTTGCCATCTCAGCCCAAGCAAACGGGATAACTTTACCTGTACTTGATTTAGGAAACTGCGCCATAACACGGGCTTCAACGAATGGTGAATCCTCACCGAATTCAGAAATAACATCATGCACCCAAGTCTCATCTACTAGGTGAGTCTTTACTTCGTGGGCTTCTATGTAGTCAGGGCATGAGCGACATCTGCCAGTTGGCTCACCCGTAAAGTTTGGTGTGTCATAAGCGCTAATCGGAATGATGCTGTAAAGCGGACTCGAGCAGATTCTTTCGAACCATGTTTGTTCTGTATCTGTTGGAGGATTACCGAGGACAAGTAGTTTTGTGTTACCACCCGTCATAAGAGATTCAAGGGCGCCACCGATTGTGTCCGATAAACCTCCAGCCTCATCAACTACTACGAGCAAGTTAGGTGCGTGGATACCCTGAACCGCTGTTTCATCATGAGCGCTTGGACTAAATCCGTATCCAACTACGGTGCCGTTAATTTTCCATTGAACCGTATCGGCTTCCCCAGGCAAGTTATGTTTAGCGTGAACTCTTCTAATATGCGGCCACATAATGTTTCTAACCTGTCGGTGTGTAGTCGCTGTTGTAATTGCAACCGCTGTACCTGCGGGATGAACTGATAACCACCATGCAACTGCTCGTGCCGCTAAATGAGATTTCCCAGGCGCATGGCAAGCAGGAACTACCGTTCTCTTATTTACCATCAAAGAATTTAGAATCTCTTTTTGTTTACTCCAAAGAGTTTCTCCTAGCCCCTGTTCGATAAATCCAACTGGGTCGTTTTGCCATCTAGCCCAAGGATTATCTAACTCCGCATCAAGGATGACCAACAAGGCATGACGCTCTTCAGGTGTAAGCATTGCCAGCAACTCCGCTTGTTTAGTGGAATCACTTTCGAGGAACTTGTCGAGAAGTCTCTCGGTCATGGGTTAAGCGCTTTTCGATTTACGGGACTCTAGGACTTTGGCTATCTTCTCTTGTAGTTCTCCCATGGTGACTGTAACTCTAACCTCTGACACGGAATGACTCAAAACCTCTTGCTTATCGACCTTGCCAAAATCTTCAGGGGCTTGACGCTCTAACCACCAAGCGGATGCTTTCCAGTCTCCTTGACTTGCCGCACTTGAGATAACTGCAACTTTTTTAGCGATTGCTTCTGCTCTCGCCCGTGTGAGAGACTCCAAAAACTCTAAGTAGATTTTCTCCTCGGGTTTAGGTTTTGCATCAGGAATCGTTGCCAGCCTGTCTCGCTCTACCATTCCACGGCTCATCCAGTTGTAGAAAGTGGACTCAGCAATGTTCACCATGGCTACCGCTTTATTGATTGGCATACCAAGGACAATGAGGTTGATTAACTCTTCTCGCTTAGTGTCATCAAGAAGGATTGTTACCCTGCCACCAGTCTTCGGTTTAGGCTTAGCGCTTTTCTTTACAACTGCGGTTGTCACTAGAACTCCACCCCTATGTACCAAAAGCCTAAGTCAATATCCATTCCGTATTTACTGATATTGAAGCCAATGCCGAATCCGCTTTTGCGACCCCAAGCGAGCCAGTATCGTCCAATTTTCTTTTCCATGTCTTTATTCTACCTCGGTTGTGCAAGCCTCAAGTGGAATGAATAATAACTCGGCTACATCTTTCCAGCCATTTATTGTGTTAGCCCATTCGTTTAAGTCTTCGGTATGAACTCTCATATTGTGTTCGCCTACTCGGATGGTTGTGCGACCCACAGGAATATGCCCAGGCTTAGATTTTCCTCCTGCGAGAATCTCAGCCACTTCCTCAGCACTAAAGCCTGTTCCCCGCAAGCCCGTACTGGTGAGAAGTTTGTTCAACTCCTGTGGGTCGTATGTTGCCAAGTCAGAGGTGCGGTTATC